TCAGTTTTTAGCCAGAGCGGTGACGGCATTGTCGAGTTTTTGCCATCCGCAATAGGTGATTGCTCTGAATGCTGTTGCGCCATTCTGGAAAAGGCTAACCGCTCCTGATTCGGTTTTTATTACCGCCTCATCAGTTGGAGTTATAACCGTGGCTTCAACGTTAATAATCAGCTTTTGAGCGTCTATCAGCATCATGCGATCCGCCTGTTCGCTCACAATTACCGGTATTCTCAAAAGCTCTATCTGCCAGAACTCAGCATTAGTAAGCTGTAAGGCGTTTTCTACGGGCAAGATTAGCGACGACGTGGCAAGCGTGTTACCGTTCGCTATGTGCTTTTTGAAAAGCTCTATGAAGTTTTCGGCCTCATCAGCACCATTAAGCACGCCCTCAGGGGATACGCCCGCCAACTCCTGGTCACTGGAAAGAAATTTTTTATCTATTTCTTTCACCGATTCCGATGTGATCAAGTCTCTGATCGCTGAATTGGTACCAGGGGTGCTAAATTTGATTAGCTCGTTATTCAGCATCACAATAGCGCCGAGTTTGTACAGTTTTAGCGAGCTTTCGCTTACTTCTCCCCCTTTTACTGGGATTTCTTCGGCCTCTTTAAGCCATTTACTCCCCTTGCCTGATATTGATTGCAATTTTGCGCCAAAGGGAAGATTAAGCGCACTACTGATTAACTTGCCAGGTACAGACTGCGAAAAAATATACCCGCCCAGCTCTCTTGCTATCGGCTCAGCCACCAGCGACGGAAGGTTATCCGTGTTCATTCCTGCTACTACGGATTTTTCAAGGAATAACGAGACAGCCGGATCATTTCTTTTCGTCATCTCTATAGCGTCAGCATGGCTAAATTTACACGATGCCAGCACGCTGGCGGCGCGAACTGCTGACACGCCTTTCATGTTTTTACAGATCATCATCTTCCTCCTCCTGGAAGCACGGTGTTAGTGTTTCGTGAAAATATGGCATCAGAATAGCGGCGGCCTGTAACCGTATTTCGGTCGGCTGCTGCTTGTCGTTCATGATTTCCGTTAGTACCTCGATCGGGTCTGTTATGTATTCGCTCATAGTTCGCTACCTCAGTGTTTTAGGGCTGTTGGTGGCTTAGGGATGGGAAAGCGGTTTGATGAAACATTGGTAGCATTGAGTTTTTTTACCTCTTTTTTACCAATGCTGCTGATCTTGCGGTGGGTGAACTGGGCCAGCTTAAACGCGGCATCTAAAGCCAGTTTTGGATCTGTGTCCATGTTGTCAATCAGTATCCTGCCCATTGCTTTGATGGGGTCGGGTAGGCCGTTATCCATCATCTCAATGGTGTTAATTGATGCCCGTTCCGGTGTAACTTTTTCGGTAACTTTCTTTGTAACTTTTTTCGGTTTTGTAACCTGAAAAGTTACATCAGAAGTTACAGCCTTAAGATACTTTTTCACCTCAGGATCATTGGATAGCTGCCAGCCTTTAACCCTTGCGGTCTTTTCGCTGTATCCCGCATGTATAGCGGCTTCCGTGGGATTTGCGCCCCTTGATAACGCATCAGCAAACCGCTTTTTTTTGGTCGTTAATGCCATGCAAAAACCTCGTTTTGAGGGGGTGTAACTTTTCGTGTAACTTTTTTGAAAAGCAAAATTTTCTACGAATGAGACGGGGGGCGGTGTCCAGGGCGATCGACTTTCCGGCCGGAACACTCCCCCCCTGTCATTGCTCACCGAGTAACGAGATCAGGCCTTCAACTTCATCACTCAGCTTGTTTATTCGTGTCTCAAGCTCTGCGATCTTTTCCATCAATGGCGCTATGGTGTCTCTTGTTTCCTCGCCAATGGCTTTAATGATGCTTGCCTCGCGTTCTGTGATAGCCATTGTTTACGCCTCACTTGTTGCAATGCCCAGGCGTTCGCGTAACAGTACGCGCGCAAGATGCCCTATTGTTGGTGTTGCCGCCCTGCCGTAGATACCTGATTCATTCATCCGGCGCACAATATCGAACTGCAACTTTTTAAGCTCGTTAAGGATTTCATGATCAATCATCACGGTAGCGCTTTGCTTTATCTCTTCCACTTTGTTTTCTCCTGATACTTATCATTGCATAACCAGTATTTTCGATAGATTATCATTAATTAACCATCTTTGAAGATATATGAGATCGAAAAAAAGCCGGATTGCTCCGGCTATGTGCTCACTTCTTCGGTTATTCTCCAGCGCTTTTAACGTTGATGGTTGTTACCTGTTCCGCTTCGGCAATCTCCCGTTCTGTCAGCGTGGCAAAGTTTGCCGCCGCTGTGGTCATGAATGCGCTTATCAGTTCGGGATGCTCCTTCGCGTATCCTTCCCCCGCGTGGCGGTCTATCGTTCTGATTGCCACCTTTAAGGAAAGCTCTGTCATGTCTAACGCTTTATATTTTGGCGCTGTCTTATCTCTGGTTTTTCTGTTCATTCCCCACTACTCCCCACTTTTGCTCCCCACTTTTTGAAATTACCCACCGTCTCCCCACCTCTTTTTTTTGTGATTCTAACGTTATGTTTTTCAATATGTTTTTTACTCCCCACTTTTTTGGGTATATACAGGTGGGAAAGTGGGTAATTATGTTTCAATTTTGTTAAATTCCCCACTCCCCCCACTTTTACTCCCCACTTTTTACAGCGGGCGCACGTCATCACCGTCAATAACGATTACGCCATCATTTTCCAGCTTGTACAGCCAGCGCCGGAAGTGCTTCATCTCATACCCCAGCTTTTTCATATCGTCGCGGAGAAGGGCGATAGTGCACGCCTCCCCGTGTGCTGTTCGTGTTCTGATGCACTGCCATAGCGCGGCGTGATTCTCCGTCTTGTTCCCTGCCTCCTCGATGCGCTCCAGTTCAACGGGAGGGCGCGGCTTATCCACCACCACCAGCGACGTGATTAACTCCCCGTCAGCGTCGGTAAAAAGCTCCACCACGCGTAAGTCATATGCTGCTTCTTTGAGTTCCTCCGCGTCCTTCATTTTGGTACATGAGATAACCAGCGCTTCGCTGCCTGCGTCCTCCCTGCGTATCCGGTATTCGGCGTCCAGTGATGCACGAAATGCACTGGAACCACGCGCCCCCTTTGTTTCATCCTTGCCGGAATGGTGAACCACCAGCACCGTTGCCCCTGTGCGCCGTTTCAGTTCGTCACACCCACGGATAAACGCCCCCATATCACGGGAATCATTTTCATCATTGCCGCCAAAGCAGCGCGCCAGCGTATCCAGAATAATCATTCGAACCGGTTTACCCGTTTCCCGTTCCACCTGACGGGCAGCGATAACCATTTCCTCAACATCAAGCGGGGCAGCCGGAAAGATGGGACGGTTTACCAGATACAGATTTTTCACCTGCTCACCGTGCACAACCTCCCAGGCTTTTACACGACGCGGAACGCCGATACCGCCTTCACCAACCACATAGAGAACAGCGCCATGCGCCACCCTGCGGCCTCCCCACTGGCGGCCCGTGGAAACGTGACACGCCCACGAACCCGCAAGGAACGATTTATATGAACCGCTCGCCCCGTATATGCTGCACAGCGATACCGCCGGAATAATCCCCTTAACCACGTAATCAAGTTGTGTGTCGTATCCGGCAGATCCCACGCTCATTGGTAGCGTGGTTTTTCGCTGGTGGTGTTTTTCTTCCCCTGGCTTTTTCCCCCGCTCCCGTTCCAGATATTCGCGCCAGTTCTCCCGCTTCTGGCTGTGCATCCCTTCGGGGTAATAATTCGCATCAGTTACACCCGCCGCCGCCAGCTTGTGCGCAATGGCATTAATATTTGATGGCCTGATGTGGCCTGCCTTGTACAGCCGGACACAATAGCGCCCCTCGTCGATGATTCTCAGGTCTGCCAGTTCATCCAGTTGATCATCAGCCAGCACAACGGGAGGCACATTATCGCCAGCCAGTCGCCCGTCCTGTTCCTGCCACTGTTTCGCATGTGCCCAGGCATCACTACCCGCAAAAATAATGACTTCGGTCATCTTGTCGTAAGGCTGTTTTTTTAAGTTCGGTGCGCTTTTCATTTCTTGCCCCTGAATCCGTTAATCATGTTTTTCATCTTCTGAATATTGGTGCGTGCTTTCTCCCTGCTGGTGGGCTTGCTTCGTTGCGCTGCCTGCACCAGCGTAAAATCACGTTCGAACTGATAAACAGGCATCACGCAATCATATTCGTAGCCTTCACGGCGGTAAGTTACGCGCCGTTCCTCCACGCCCTTAATCATTACCGTGCCGCCGTACTTATCGCGGTAAATATCCCCGCGCATGAATTTAGTGCGAGTTTTGCCACTGGCAGTTAAGCCAGGATATTTAAGTTTCATTATTTTTATTCTCCGGTGTGCTGTTCTTTATATCTGTCGTGCAATAGATCTATTTCTTGCAGTTCCATTATTACAGGCTCAAGAATCGTTATTAATGCCGTGGCAATTCTTGATTTTTGTTTGTCGCGTTCATTGTCGCCAAGTGTTTCAAGCCATATGCGAAATATTTCCAACATATTTTCACTGTGAGAAAGTGCAAGAAATGCGCGGTCTATTGTTTCAAAGATAAATATCACGCATATTAATCCCCGTCCGTTGTTTTTCTTAAAACAGCTTCTGTCACGAAATCAGCATAGTTAGCGGCAATATCAAGAATATTTAGCCCTGTACCTCTGTGCTCATCAGTGCAAAGAAAGAAAAAAGCCACCCGCATAATTTCAGATATTGACGAAAGCGCATCAGCCGCATCATCAGGAACGCCGGAAAATTCTTGTTTCAGGGAATTAAAACGATCATCACGCATAACCCCCCCTCCCCATTTTCACAATCAGCAACAAGAATATTTTTAGCGTCATTCAGCGACCGCGTGGCGGTGTATCGGATACATTCCAGGGCGAACAATGTGTATTCTTCCCGTTCTTCCTTTTGTGCAAGCCCTGCTGTGCATTCAATATCAATAAGCGCATGCATCAGCGTAGTGAGCGCGGCGGCTGCTGCGTCCGGTGTGGTTTTATTGCACATGGCACACCTCCTGACGAATACGGGCGGCGAATACAGCAACACAACCGGACGGGCAACGGCTACGTGCTTCGCGTTCCGTCCAGGCGGTTACGTGGATGATTTGATGTTCTGACGCGCCAAAGATGATAAAGCGCCAGAGAAAGGCGGTTTGAGAATGTACAAGGGTAGGGATAGTAGCCATGTTGGCAGCCTCCTCAGTGTGGTTAAGATAACCGCCACCGGAAACGCCAATTTCGCTGGTGGCGGACTGTACAGGGTTGGCGTAACCGGACACTGAAGAAACCGGCGCGGATTGCTCCGCCCCCGTACAGCCCACCATTGATAAGGTGTGACTATGCGGCACAAAAAAACACGCGGGGCGCGTGTTATGCGCTTCAGTTTTGCCCAGGACGCCAATCCCGGCACCCGTTTTATGAGGTGCGCGGGAATCATAGCTATTTTCGACACTGGCGATCAACTGGTTTTTTTCTCCGATATTCAGGGCCAGAAAACGCCACACAAAGGCCGTTTGTGTGTGTACAAGGTGTGGTATATGATTTACGGCAACCATAACGGCTCCTAGTTTACGTTGTTGGTTAGACGCCCCGTATGTGTTCCCAGCACTGCGGGGCGTTGATTTTTGTGTAATGGCAAGTACAATGGTAATTACCATGTAGGTATAGTAATGAAGGGTAATTACCATGTCAACACCATTAGAAAAACGTTCGCCTCCATACCAAATGCGATTACCGGAAGACTTCAGAGCGCAGCTAGAAGAAGCAGCTAAGGCCGATGGCGACACATCTTTAGCCACTTGGATTAAACGCGTTCTCCGCAAAGAATTACAGCAACGCGGCATAGAACCCAAAGGATAAAAACTATCAGCGCCGTGGTGTGAGGTATTACGGCGCATTGCTATGCAGGACAACACAATGACCGATAAAGAATTGACCAAAACATTATCACCGGCACGGAAAAGACGGCGCAGAAAGATAGAGCATGAATCAGAAAGATTCGCGCCATGTGCTTTTGCCCTTGAGCAATTCCTTAAAGAGTACAGGGAAAAGCGCTCATTGCAGGTATGGCAACGAACTGAACCAGACTGATTGCATTGCCCACCAGCCTGATAGCGGCTATCATCCCCGTGCTTATGTTTGGGATCACATACACATAAGGCGCAGCGGGTTAATTGTTCAGAAAGGCGGCTCCATATCGGGGCCGCTTTTTTCGTGTTTGTCATATCTGTGATACCCGTTAAGCAGCCGTTCCGCGTGCTTCCTCTTCGCGTTCTTTCTGCCAGGACAACACATCATCCTCATACCATCCGCGACGGCGTAAACCAACGCGAAAACCCTGCGGAAATTCTCCGGCGTTGATCATGCTTTGCAGCGTGCTGTCTGCCTTGATGTGGATAATTTTTTTTACTTCCTGGCGAAAGATAATTTTTCTGATTGCTTCCATCGTGATTTACCTTGTGAATCCGGTGTATTCCGGTGACAAATACGGTAAATCATCGGATATGGGTAAAAACAGTTCCCACCGTTTTTAAACGGTATACACCGTTTTTTATATTGATGATTTGAAATGGAATTATAAAAAAAGCGGCATTTCTGCCGCTTCCAGGATTGTTACCGCCATTTTTTGGGCCTGCCTCCGATCTTCATAGATGCCGGACGTACGACCTTATCAATACTTACCGCCAGATTTCTGGAAGCGCCACGGGATACCAGAAAATCTACTACCTGTTTTTTTGATGGGGCCGTCGTTCTGTCCTCCGGATCGTAGGTTGACCAAAATTCATGCTGAACCATCAGGGCCAGTTGCAGCCCGTCGCAATTGCATCTGATATTTTTTTGCATCTTAACGGTTTCATGTTTCACGGCCTTGTCGTTAAATTTGATGCAATTATACGACGGTTTTACATGGTTTTCGTAGTTTTTACTGGTTTTCTGTACAGCTACACGGCTCGGATACCCCTTTTACCACTGGCGAGGGTTACGCCCGTCGCCGCAGCCTCGACAAATTCGCCCCACCAGCGCATCAGCACGATGCGTTTTTCTATGTAGTTGCTCCGGTTGTATGCCCGTCTAACTTCGTTGGTGTCGACGTGGGCAAGTGCCGCCTCTATTACGTCCGGCTCGAATCCTTCCTCGTTCGCTGCTGTGCTGAATATGGCGCGTAATCCATGAGACACCAGCACGCCAGCGAATCCCATACGCCGCAATGCTGCGTTAGCTGTCTGGCTGTTCATCGGCTGCTGTGGGTCTTTCAGACTTGGGAAAACGTAATTGCGGTGGTGGCTGATTGGTTTCATGGCCTCCAGCACCGCCATAGCCTGACCGGAAAGCGGGATAACGTGATCCCTGCGCATCTTCATGCGTCCGGCAGGTATCGTCCATTGCTTCGCGTCCAGGTTGATTTCATCCCACCGCGTTGATGACGCTTCGGCGGGACGGGTTACGGTCAGTAACTGCCATTCAATCAGTAATCTGGTCTGCCGTTCTGTTGCCGATACTGATAAAGCCTGCATAAGCTCGGGCAGCTGTTCGGGGCGGATTGTTGGCATATGTTTTTTTACAGGTGAGGGAAACGCCTTACGCACATTCATAGCCGGATTGGCATCAATCAGCCCACTGTTGGCGGCGTAATCCATTACCTCATTAACGCGCTGTAAAACCCGCTTGAGTGTTTCCAGGTTGCCGCGCTCCTTGATGGGGGTAAGCACTTCAACGAACCTTCGGGCGGTGAGGGTATCTATTGGCGTGTTGCCGATGAACGGGAATACATATTTATCCAGCGAACGCCAGATGTCTTTAATCGTGTTGGGGGCCAGATTCTGGCTGATTTTCACCTGGTACCATGCCGCCGCCACATTTTCGAACGTGTTCCCTTGTCTTCGGGCCTCTGTCTCTCTTTTTTGCCTCTCGTGGTCCTGCGGGTCAGTTCCGGCACTGATTAACGTCCTGTACTCGCTACGGCGTTTTCTGGCATCAGCCAGGGAAACATCTTCAAGCGATCCAAAACTCAGCAATATTCTTTTTTTGTCCGATGGTCGGTAGTAGGAAAATCTCCAGAGTTTTGATCCAGACGGTTTGACCAGGAGAAAAAGCCCTCCGCCGTCCTGCAGGGTGTACTCCTTTTGCGCTGGTCTGGCTGCTTTGATCTGCACTGTGGTTAATGGGTGTGTTTTTCTCGCCAT